CGGGCGCAGCAAGTATAACAGGTTGGACTACAGTAAGCGGTACCCCTGCCGCTAGTTCTAAGTTTGGCAACACCTTGCTTCTCACCAATGCAGAAGCAAGCCAAGCAGTAACAGATTTGATTGTGGGTCGTAGCTACACAGTTCTCATCCAAACGAGTGGTGCTACTCTCACAGCGGAGATAGGCACAAGCTCTGGTGGTTCGCAGACTTCTTCTTCGACTCTGACTATTTCCAGTGGAAATGAAATACTATTATCACAACTGAGCTTTACTGCTACAGCGGTTACACACTATGTTAGCTTTACAGAAGCCGCAGGAGCAGCCGCATTTGTTAAGTTTGTAGAATTAAGTGAAGACGTAACTCCTGTGCCTTTGCGGTATTTGTCTTTCGAAGAGTACACCGAAAGATTTCGGGAGAGAGACACAAGGCTTACCACAGATAAATTTGCAGACCCGGAGTATGTGTACACAACGTACAACAACGAGTTGGGCTTAACTCCTATTCCAAAAGACAGCAACCGCACTATAAAGTTTGACTATTATGTATCCAATACGGACTTAACTGCGGCTACAGACACATCTATTATACCCACACGCTTTGAACCTGTTATTAACTCTCGCGCTAAGTACTACACTCACATGTTTCGCTCCGATGTCCAGACAGCACAGTTCTCACTAAAAGAATATGAAGACGGATTGAAGCGTATGCGTATTGAGCTATTAAACAGAAAAGATTACATGAGAGCAGTTTAAGTATGCCTGACTTACAACTACAAGGAGTACAACCTCTGTCCTTCAACTGTGAGGGTGGTCTTGTTCTAAACAAGTCTACCTTTATTATGCAGCCCGGACAAGCCCTTGAGTTACGTAACTTTGAGCCTGACGTAGGTGGCGGCTATAAACGTATTAGTGGTTTTAGACCTTTTGTAAATGCCATTGTTCCAGAAACTAACATATCTACTGAAGCTGTTCTTATGTCAACAATCTTTGACAATAAGGTTGTAGCAGCACGAGGCGATAAGATATTCAGTTCTGCGTCTAGTGAACTAACCCAGAAGATAGCAGCTAACACTGCCATGACTGGTTCAGGGGTGCTTAACGTAGATTCCACGACTGGATTCAGTTCCAGCGGAACAGTACAAATAAACTCGGAGTTGTTCACATACACAGGAGTAACAGCGTTCACCCTCACAGGTGTTACTCGTGCAACAAGCAGTACAACTGCAGCCGCACACGCAGTTGACGACGTAGCGTCGGAGTCGTGGACAACCAGAGACACAGGCCGCACTAATGCAGCTAAGTATAACTTCGAGCGTTATAACTTCGATGGTAACGAAAAGATTATCGTTGTAGACCAGACCAATGCTCCAACCATATTTAACACATCATTAGCAGCAACCGATGTTAGCGCAGGCGCAGTTGCTGGCGCAAAGCACGTAGTAGCTTTTAAGAATCACATGTTCTACTCTGGCATGTCGTCCACACCACAAGAGATGGTATTCAGTGAGCCGTTCGATGAGGACGGTTTTGAAGCGGGAGATGGTGCAGGAAGTATCAAGGTCGATGACACAATCGTTGGTCTCAAGGTCTTTCGTGATAACTTGTTTATCTTCTGTGAAAACAGGATATTTAAACTGGGTGGTAGTAGCCTGAGTGACTTTGCTATTGTTCCTGTTACTCGTAACATTGGATGCGTCAACGGGTTTACCATTCAAGAATTTGCAGGTGACCTTATCTTCCTCGGCCCTGACGGATTACGCACAGTTGCTGGTACTGCCAGAATTGGTGACGTGGAACTGGGAACTATAAGCGCAAACGTACAAGAGTTGTTTCGTGAACAACTGTCTAACTCAGGTAGCTTTGACTCGCTTGTTATTCCTGATAAGACCCAGTATCGTATATTCTTTTCAAAAGACAGTGCAGCAGACATAGCAACACACGGCGTTATCTGTGTTATGAAGGGTCAAGCGTTTGAGTTTGCAGAGACACAAGGCATACGACCGTCTTCTACAGACACTATTGTAGAATCAGGAAACGTGATTGCCATACATGGTGGTTTTGATGGGTATATCTACCGACAAGAAAGAGGCAACACTTTCAACGGAACTTTAATCAACGCAAAATACAGAAGTCCTGACATTACATTTGGAGACCCCGGAGTTCGCAAGCATATGCAACGTGTGAACGTCAACTACGCACCGGAGTCTACCATCGACGCAGACTTATTTGTTAGATACGATTACGAATCGAATACGTCTACCAGACCCGCAGCGTACCCGCTGGACAGTACAAATGTTGCAGGTCTATACGGCTCATCAGTATACGGAAGCTCTGTATATGGGGGTCCATCCCAACCCATTGTTAGAAAAGCAGTAGAAGGGTCGGGTTTCGCAGTAGCCTTGAGAGTAGAAGACGGGGCAAACGCTACCGCGCCCTACACTCTAAAAGGGTTTCAATTAGAATATCAGGTAGGGGCTAGAAGGTAAATGGGCGCAACATACACAAGACAATCTACGTACGCTGACGGTGATACAATCAATGCCGCAGATAGTAACGATGAATTTGACCAACTACTAGCAGCCTTTGCCAGTAGCACAGGACATACACACGACGGAACAGCAGGTGAAGGGGGTCCGATATCCTCTCTTCTCAGTAACACCATCACTTTTGGCACGGGTGCTGACACCGACGTAGCAGTGACATTCGATGGTAACACAAGTGACGGTGTTCTGACATGGATGGAAGACGAGGACTACTTCCAGTTTTCTGACGACATACTCATGTCCACAACAGAAAAGCTACAGTTTCGTGATACAGCGATATACATCAATTCCAGTGCCGACGGTCAACTAGACCTCGTTGCTGACACAGAAATTCAGATTGCTGCAACTACGATTGACATCAATGGTAATGTAGATATCTCAGGTACACTAACTATTGGTAGTGCGGGTATATCTGAAGCTGAACTAGAAATACTAGATGGTGCTACCGTCACCACAACAGAGATAAACATCATGGATGGTGACACATCCGCATCCGCTACAACAGTAGTCGATGCTGACCGTGTTGTATTCAATGATGATGGAACTATGAAACAGGTGGCGGTCACAGACTTAGCTGCCTATTTTGATGACGAAATCACGGCGATGCCAAACCTAGTTACGACTGCTGCCACTACGGTTGGCGCACTTAACTCAGGTTCAATCACGTCTGGTTTTGGCACTATAGATACTGGTTCATCAACTATTACAACCACCGGACTTATCTCTGGCGGTTCTCTGGACATAGACGATGTTGTTATCAACGGTTCAACCATTGGTCACACAGACGATACAGACCTTATGACGGTCGCAAGTGGTGTCTTGACTGTAGCTGGTGAAGTTGACGCTGTAAGTCTTGACATCAGTGGTGACGCAGACATAGACGGCACACTAGAGGCTGATGCGATTACAGTAGGTGGCACAGCACTAGCCACAGTGATTGCAGGAACAACAATTACAAATGCAACAAATTCTGCTCACGTTCTAGTTACTGATAATGAAAGTACAAATGAAGAAAATCTTATTACTTTTGTAGAAGATGCTACATCAAGCACGGGTAATGTTGGCTTGGAAATGGATGGTAACTTCGCATACAATCCAAGTACGGGAACAGTTAGTGCTACAATATTCAAGGGTAACATAGATGCAGTGAATGGCGACTTTGATGGCACGCTCGAAGCCGATGCNATGACACTGAACGGCACGGCTATCACAGCCACCGCCACGCTGGACACAGGCATCTCAAACAACAATGTGCCAAAGTTTACCAGCGGTGTTGCTGACAATGACTTTCTGCGCGTTGATGGCACTGCCATTGAGGGGCGTTCTGCGGCAGAGGTGCTTTCTGACATAGCAGCGGCACCAGCGGCTGGCAGTAGCAACATCGTCACAACAGGCGCACTGAACTCTGGCAGCATCACAAGCGGTTTTGGCGCGATTGACAACGGTGCTTCTGCAATCACCACGACAGGCGTGATTACTGGCGGCACATTAGAGGCCACAACAGATACCGCCGCAGGTGACAATGCTGCAATAGGCTACACTGCCGCAGAAGGNCTTATCCTTACGGGCCAAGGCTCTACTTCAGACGTGACTATTAAGAATGATGCTGACGCAGATGTGTTGAGTATTGCCACGGGTACAACAATCTTAACAGTGTCTAATGACGTGAATGTCGTAGGCAGAGCAACAGGCACGGTTACTACAGACAATGATG